GCGTCTCGTCATCGACGTCGGTCGTTTTGTCTGTTGGTTGTTCGTCGGTCATGCGTACAGAGGCCTCGCCTTGCGGGTCATCGGTGTCTGCAGCCATACCGAGCTGATCCCGACAGATGGCGATCGCGTCGGACTCGCTCATCTCGGGGTTGTCCGCCATTACCGAGTCTTTACATTCAGCAACCTCAGGTGGGAGCTCCTGTTTCGCGTCTTTGTGCATCACTTCGCAGATCCGATCGGCCGTCTCATCGTCATGCCCGCGCGCGACGAGTGCCGCGTGGCATGTTTCGGGATCGGCCAACTCCGCTCTGTTCTTGTCCATCCCTTTCAGTACCTCGACGCGGGCCATCGGGACGGCGGGCTCGTCGACGGGTGAGAACTCGTCGATGCGAGCCTCGTCGATCCGTGTGACCGTCTCGGCGTCGTAACCCTCGGGGATATGAACGTCACCAGGCACATCGGAGAGGGGCATTTCTGTCGCTTCGAAGATCTGCCCCCCGATCGAAAAGCCCGAGAAGACGCCATCTTCGAACAGTTGCCAGAGATCGTCGTCGTGGGCCTTAACGCCAGGAACCCAACTTCCAGCCGGGAATTCAGTGTCACCAACAGCCGCCGCAGCATCGAGGATGCGATTCTCGACGAGACTCAGCTTATCGCCACCATCGACGGCGTGCATGATATGCTGTCCCGCCTCGCCCCGCTGGAGACGTCGCATGTAATCCTCGGCCGCATCTCGCAGCGGCCCCGATCGGATATAATGGCCTTGTGTGTCGACTCTATCAGGCACCCACAGTCCGCCGAGGGCGACCTGTCGGGTTTCGTCTTTGGCCGTGTACTCGGCCGTCTTGTGGAATCGTGTCATGGTTATAGGAAAATGCGCTCACCGGCCTCGATGGCCGCCAGTTGGTCGTGTGTGAGCTCGTCCGCAAAGACTGGCAAGATTGAACATCGACAGTTAGCGATCTGCCCCACTGGTGCTGTCGGGTCTCCGGGGTGCTGCAGAAACACGCCACCGACTGCGAACGTGTTATCGACCGCGACGACCTGGCCATCAGCCTCGCCGTGATCCGACCGCTCGCGGCCGTCAACAGCCGTCAGCCACTGTTCCGCGACGGCCGACGAGTCTTCGATTGCCGAGTGTGCACCCGCATTGGACGTCGATACCGTGCCGGTCCGGGCCGCGCGTTCGGCGACATAGTCTTCGAGTCGGCCTTCGAACAGTTCGTCGTTGAGTTGCTCGGCGATGTCATCGATGCCGAGCCCCTCTTCGTGCGCGCCCCGAAGCCAGCGAGCCGAGTCTTCGGTGATCGTTTCGAGCGTTGACTCAGCCGCCACGCCAGCCCACTCGTCGACGATGTCGATCGCTCTCTGGGGGACGACGTCGAACGCGACATCAAGATTATACCGACGGGCGGCCAGTTGCCGACCAGCCTCAATGCCGCGTTCGCCACCCTCACGGAACAACACATCAAAATCGGCTGTGTAAACGCCGACGCGCTGCTCCAGTTCCGACCGGATCGACTGCAGTGACGACAGATCGCCGTCGGTCGCGCCCGCAAGCCACGACTCAATGTCGCTCTCAACAGGCCCGAGTCGATCGCGGTACTCATCCAGAAAAAACTGGAACGCGCGCTCCTCTTCGGGTGAGAAGTCGGTCTTTGAAAACACACGGCGCTTTGTAAACCGCGTTGGCGAGCAACAACGGCACGCAGTCATCAGTCGTCAGCCACCGCGCCCGTTTGAATCCGCTTGCTCGCTTGTGCTTGGTTCAGGGCCTCACGTTGCGTCTCGTTAAGCGCCATCTCAAACACCTCGCCTGGAGATCCACCACCACCGACCTCCGACAGCAGCATCTCGCCGAGCGTGTCATCGCGCGGATCGATACCGAACAGTCCGAGCGCCTGATTGACCGTCATCGCGTCACCAACCGCGTCGATCGTCTGGGCAGCAATCTCGGTCTGGCGAAGCTCGTCGTCAGCACCCTTCGTCTTGAACGCGATCGTCCAATCATGGATGTCGAGCGCCTCTTGGTGGATCGTTCGGTAGAGCCGCTCAGCCAGTCGCTCTTGGCGCGGTTCGATGACTTCCTTGACGAAGTCCCGAACTGCCTCTTCAATATTCGATCGATTCGAGTCGCCCATATTGCCGATCAACTGCGGCGGTACTTCGTGGACTTTGGCGATGTCGTGCTCGTTCATCGCCCGGAACTCACCGAAGGCCATGTCTTCATCGCCCTGTTGGGACAGCGTCTCGATGCGGATGTTGACGTTCGAGTCGGCATTGAGCGACGAGACCCCGCGCTCGGCCAGTTCCTCGGCATCAAGCACGGCCACACCGCGACCGTCCTTCTTGCGAAGGTTTTCAACTAGTTCACGCAGTTCGCCGCGCGCATCTTCGCTCAGTGTCCCGCCCTCGACGACGACAGCCATCTGCGGAATCGCGTCGTACTCGAAAAAATCGCGATTAAACATCTTAGCCGCCCGATCGGCAGCCATCGTCTCCATTTCAGCTACCCAATCGGGGATGCCGTACCACAACGAGAGTGGCGACGGATTCGGGACGAACAACAGGTCGTTCGCCGGTGAGGAGACACCGTCAAGTGAGTCGCTGACGTCACCTGTATATTTGTCGACGTATCGTTCGCCCGTCGCGCGGTCGGCTGCCTCACCAAAGTACAGTGTCTGTGCATCACGCTCTTGGACGTATCCGTAGCCTGCCGTGTTGTCAGACGCTTTCTCCGTGTTGCGACGCTTTCGGACCGACTTCGCAGGGACGTGTGCCAACCCTTGCAGTTGGTTATCGTCACCATACATCAGCTCGATCGCGTCCCACCCGATGCCGTAGTAATCCCGCTCAGCCAGTTCGAAGACCTCTGCCGGTGTGGACTGTGACGTCCCGCTCGGGCCGATCTTCCACTTGCTCTCGCGGCCGAACCAAAAGTCCTCGGCGCGCTCGAGCTCCTCTTCGCTTGGGTTATCAGCGCGTGGATGTGGGACGATCTCGAACCCGAACCCAGCGACACGCTGGGCTTTCTTTCCGATGCAAATTGCGTGCGTGCCGTTGAATTCTTGGAGCGACGCCAGACTCGACGGCTCGTACGGCGGTTTGATCCCCCCACCGATCGTGTGACCCGTCGCGCGCTCGCCGAGTTGCGTCGATTCGGCGGCCTGCTTGAGCACAGACTGCTTGCTCTCGTTTTTTCCAATGATGACGATGCCGTTATCCTCGCTCATTTCTGTAGTCCTCCACGATCGCAACTGCCACAGACGCCGCGGGCTCGTTGCACGCTATTCGACAGTTCGGTTCCGCACTTCGAGCATGTCTTGCTGTTCTGTTTCATAGTATGCTGACCCCGCTGTTGTTCTCGTCTGAGCGGTCTTGCCGACGTTTGTAGGCTGCCAAACGATCGAGTTGATCGGCCGACAACGCCAGCGCGTCGACGGTGTCGTCATGAAATCCCTCGGGGGCGTTGTACCGAACAGTGCCGCCTCGGGTGACGTCGTATTCAAATATCGATAGTTCGTGGCGCAACTGGCCGATTTCTGGCGATGTTAGTTCGCCGTTTTCGATCCGCGTAATCAGGTTCTCGATAAGCTCGCGCTTTCGCTTTGGTGAAAACTTGACCGGCTCGATCGCCAGCCCGGAGTCGGCCAGGTCAGCGACGATCTTGTTATCACGACTTGCGTCGAGCGTGACAATGCCGTCGTACTCGGCTGCCGCTTTCTCAATATAGCGCTGAATCTGCGGCCAACTGTCACCCTGCGATCGGTGGTAATGGACAAGACGTCCATCAGCGTCGAGCACGATCCCGACGAAGTAGTCTTGGTGTCTCGCAAAGTCCCAGCCATGCACGTACGGCCCATTGCCGTCGTATTCGTCGAGGTCGTAGTCGGCCGTGAACAGCCGATCGTCGAGATCGGTGAAGACACCACCCGATTCGTCGAGGAACTTGGCGAGATATTCCTGCTCGAACACTCGATCGGGGAGTTCCTCACGCGCCGAATCAATCTCGGAGTCGGGGACGTGGGGATTGTCGTAGGTCGATGATTGCCATGACTCAACGTCAGGATAGTCGTCTGAGGTACCTCGTTCGAAGTATTCAAAAAACCAATTGCGACCCTTTGGCGTTGAGATGGCGATCATATCACCCAATGTGTCCGAGAGCGTCGGTCGGAGTTCTTTTTTCCACGCACGATCGGCGATCATTGCCGCCTCGTCAAGGATGAGCAGATCGATTCCCTCGCCTCGAAGCGAGTCTTCACGATCGGCCGAGCGAAACGATATTCGAGACCCGTTAACAAGGTCGATCGCCTTGGGCTTTGTCCGCTTGACGTCGACGTGCAACACTTCAGGGATGATATCAAGCACCGTTTCGAACCCGATGTCGGCTATGTCGTACGTCGGGGCCGTCCACCAGACAAGCGTTTCGGGGATACCGAGTCGCTTGAAAGCTTCATGTCCGCAGGCTTCTGTTTTGCCCCACCGCCGCCCACACCCGACGATCCGGAACCGGGCCTCGGACTCAAGCACATCTTGTTGGCCTTCGTGGGGCGTCCACTCAAGATCGACAGTCGCTGTCATTCACTCCCAAAGTTGACGACGAACCCTTCACCCTCGATTCTATGTGTGTTGTCTGTCTCCATCTCAACCTCCTGACGCTCGGTCTTCATGAAGCCGTGCGATCGTTCCAAGAGGAACTGCAGCGATCGTTGGACTTCCTTGTTTGCTGGATCCTTCACATCCTCAGACAGCGAGACCGCGGTCTTTGCACGACGCTGGCGGAACTCTCGCTCGAACTCCGGATATTTATCCTTGTAAACGTGGAGCGACGATCGGGAGATCCCAGCGTAGTTTGCGATCGTCTCTTCTGGCACATCAAAACCTGCCCCTTCTAGGAGATCCTCTCGAACCTCTTCGAAGCGCTCTGGTTTTCCGAAATCTTCGAGCGGTTCAATCCCAAGGATGTCCTCTGCTGTCCGACGTCCGAGCCCGTCGATCGCTGAAAGCTCTTCGACCGAGGCGTTCATCACATCCTCAACCGTCCCGAAGCCAGCTTCGCGCAGCTCCTCAGCCTTTTTCGGGCCGACAAACCGGATTGTCGTTAGATCTTCCTCGCTCATTTTTAGTCCTCCCCGTTAGTATCGTCCGACTCCGAGATCGCGTCTGCGACTGTGCTGATGTCGTCAGCGTACACAGCCAGCAACTCGACGACCTTCCAGCCGGCGATGATAACCGACACAGCCAGCATGACAATCAACGGATCGGCTCCCTGAGATATCGCATAAAA